GTCGGCAGAACGGCGCCGCAGATTACCAGTATCGATACAATGGCGGACAATGACAGGGTTTGCCGGTGCCGCCGCTTGCGATCTCTTTCGGTGTCTGCTTCGTTGCTCATTTTGACCACTCCACTGGAATCCGACATCACCCGTCAAGATAAGCGGCGATCGAATCGAACACCGCCAGCAGGTCATCGATATCGCTCGCCGCCTGAACATCCGCAGCGGCGTTTGTGGCGAGCGTCACGATCTGTTCTCGATAGTCCCTATGCCTTTTCAGGGTCAGGTCGGCATCGGCAAAATCGACGATGTGGTTGCGCTGTGCATAGGCATAGATCGTGTGCGTGGCTGCACGCCGGATCAGTTTCGGCATGAACGCGCGCGCTGCTTCCAGTTCAGTGGATGCCAGCCGAGCCCGGACCGCGGCGATATCGAGGCCGGCCACGCTACGTCTCCACGCTCAGCGTGCATTCCTCGCTCGATAGGAGTTGGTTGTCACTCACGCGCCGAAACTTCATAATACCAAGGAAGGACTTTGAACAAGGCGAAGCCGATTCTAAACAATCAAGAAACCATGACCTGTCGGAGCCGCAGCTAAGCCAGGCACCAACGGCGGAGCCGCTTGGCGTCGTGCCGCTGCTCTTTACCATTTTCACTTCGAAGTCACTCGCGGCTCCCACTCCAATGTAAGTGAAAACAGAGTTGTATGCTCCCCCATCTTCTTTGGTGTATATATCGCCGTCGGCGTCGACCTTGATCTCGGCGTGCGAATCGCCGGAGACCGGGATCGATAAAACACCTACCTCCCCCACATCGCCCAGGCTGGCCGAACCGGAGTCGATCTGTGTGGGCGTCGTCCACGTCGGCGTGTTCGTGTTCACGCCGCCCGTCCCGACTACGGAGAATGAACCGGTCGATGCGTACAGCGGGTTCCCGTCCAGTGCAGGGATCGACTGAAACCAGTCCGTCGGCGGTGTAAGCACGTTGGTGGTGAAGTTGTAGCTGCCGCCCGTCGGGGTCGATGGCGCGGCGCCGGACTTCCGTCGGTAGACCGTCGCGGTGTGCACGCTGGAACCAGATTCCGCTCTTGAAAACCTAAACTCGACTGAGTTGCCGCTGGTCGCTGGGATATTGCCAGATCCGTCGGCTTCATCGAACTCAACCAGCGATACCCCGAACTTGAACCGATCGGATGGTGGGGTCTCGATGCTCGTTATTCGGTATTCCAGCCACCGCTGTGCCGAGTCGTACCAGGTGACAATATCGCCAACGCTGACCTGGTTCAGAAACGACGATCGGTCCGCGCTCGATTCATCGTCTTTGTTAATCAACAAAAAAACTACGCCGCTTGGCGTGGTCAGCACGCTCCACGTCACCGATCCGTCGGAATCCGTGCTGGACAGTAGGAATGCGTAGCGTCCGGCGCCCGCCGCTTCGCCGCCGACGTCGGCATCGTCGTAGTCGAGAATGGTGGTAGCGCCCGGGATGCCAGGCCGGCCATCTGCACCTGTTGCACCTGTTGCACCTTGCGCGCCGGCCGGAACGCGGCTCCAGCGAAACTCGATACCATTGCCGGCGGCGCCTGGTATGTTGTCATCGCCGTCGATCTGGTCGAACTCGACGAGTTCTATGCCGAACTTGTGCCGTCCTGCTGGCGGCGTCTCGATGCTCGTAATGCGAAACTCGACCCAACGACGCGCAGAGTCGTACCACGTAACCACGTCACCAACGACGATCTCATCGTAGAAATCGGAGTTATCCGGAGTTCCGCCGGTCTCGTTGTCGTGTATCAACAGATAGTCGACGCCGGAAAGTGTGGTGATCGACGCCCATACGACCGTACCTGAATCGTCGGCTGACGTTGTCAGGAACGCATACCGACCGTTGCCATTTGCCTCCTGCGTTGTCGTGATGTCGTCATAAAACGTGATCGTGCCGGCGCCCGGCAATCCCGGGCGGCCGTCCGGCCCGAAGTTGACATTCGTGAAGTCCGGATAAGGGTCGCGGCTCTTCGGCACGTAGATAACGCGAGCGGCAGCAACGCCGAGATCGACGGGGTCGGCAGCCCGGGCCTTGCCCTGGGTAGCCGCATTTCCACTCTTGATCGGGCTGGTGCCGTACTCCGCGACGACGTTCCCGGCGAGAATAGGGAACGTCACGTCGGAACCGTCCAACAGGAAAACGGCCGTCCCGGGCGCGCCACCACCGCCGGAGCCTGCCTGCAGTAGGTCGCCATTGACGGTCGACGCCTCAGCGCCAGTCGATCCGTCCTCGCCGGATAGGACGACCTCGCCGGAGACGCCGAAGCCGGCGCCGCGGCTGACCACGACCATCGATCCGCCTCCCTGGCCACCGGAACCGCCGGCGGCGATCGGATTCCAAATAGGGGGCGTCAGCTCGAGGACGTCACCGCCAGTACCACCACCACTACCGCGCATGTCGGGCGGTATACCCTCGATCACACCGGCGTTATTCTCGATTTCGAGGGCCGGAAGCGCGCTATGCCGACCTGCTACGACGGTTGCCGCGAACGGTTGGTGGCTGCCGTTTTTGGGCGTGTCCGCATGTAGGCCGCGACCACCGTATGTGCTGCCCAGGTACCCGGAAGTATTTGCTGCTCTTCCCGTATTGATACGGACGGTGCCGTTAATCTGGAATTGTCCGAGGATTCGGATCTCGACGTTCTTCTCTAGCGTCAGCGTGACCCCGGACGATACTGTGAAGTCGCCCAGATAATAGTAGATCGTCCGAGTCGACTCGCCGCCAGTCAGCGTTCCGTTGGCAAGAAGGAAGCCCGAGCCGTCGATCGTCAGCGACGTACCCATCCCCATCTCTGTGCCTTCGGACGAGTACCAGCCGTTAGGAAGTTCCGCTGATGCCCCGGCACCGCCGTCGACAATCGGTTCGGCTTTCGCCGTGGAGCCGAACAACTCTGCCGTGACACGGCCGCCCAGTTGATCGATGGTTACGCGCTGGACCTCGAACGCCCGATCAAGGGTGCCCGTGCCGCTGTAGTCGCGAACCTGGGGGAACACGGCCCGAACAATGTCGCCGGCCTCTATGTCATTCATCGACGGCAACAAGTCTACCGAGAACGTGATCGGCGGCCCGGCGTACCGGTCACGGAGCGCATCGAAGCGGTTCCGCAGCGTCGTCTGCGTGTGCCGCTCCGCGTGCAGACCCCTGAATTGCAGGGGCAGCGGCTGGGCCTCGCCGTGAATGGCTATCGAGGTTGCATCGATCAGGACGTTGCGGCGGACGAATTTCGGGTCCGCGCCAGGGACCTCGATCCATGACCACTCGATGTCGTAGGAATTTCTGATCGCCGCCAGGTCGTGCTTGACCGCACCGAGTGCGATCGCGTTGTTTACCCCGATCTCTGCCACGTAGTCGGCGGAACTTATTATGCCGGTCATGCGGCGCAGGTAGACCACACCATCGGCGCCGACCAGCATGAACGCACCCGCCAACAGGCAGACCTCGCGCTCGATGAACCGTTTGCCGTCCGTCTTTTTCAGGCCCTGGAATCGAAATATCAGGCCCTGGGTGTAGTCCGACGAATCGAACCAGTCGGCCCCGACTTCCTCGAACGAGGCTTCGTCGACCAGGGACGTCGAAATACCCAAATGCCACGAGGTCGGCAACGTGCCGCCGCCGATGATGTTGCCCGTCAGCAGCGCGTGTGCCATGGCCGGAGCCGGCAGCTCGAGGTAGACGTATTCCTCGACCTCGACCCCAGAATCCGTATCGGAATCGTCGGGCAGCTCGTGCTTGACGTCGTCGGTGCCGAACATGCCCCGGGTAACGCCGGTGAAGGACGTCGCGGTTTTACCGGTGGCCTTGAGGATTTCGAAGCCGTTGTTGTACTTGATCTTCAGGTAGTAGAAGGATCCTGACGGCTCGTCGCTGAAGCTGGCGACATGGCTGCACGCCTCGAAGTCGGAGGTATCGAACACGTCCAGCGTGGTCGCGCCCGCTTCGAGCGTCGCGGATAGCCTGGTAACCGCGAGATCGAAAAGATCGCGGCGCATTTCCCGCTGGATGTCGGCGCACTGCACGCGATACTCGCCGTTGTCGAAGGTCACGGACGAATCGATGATCTGGGTCTGCTCGAGTCGAAACGCCGAGAAGTCCATGCCGGCACCGCCGCGATACAACCGGACGGTGCGATACTTCAGCCCGTTGCCGGCAGCCTGTTCGGTGCGGAAGTGATCGGTGACAGCGCCGGCGAGGTCGACGACGGAAAACGTCATGGACCCGATCTCCGACCGACCCGCGTCCGGAACGAGCCGTTGCGACGTGCTGGACACGTTTCGCAGACAGCCATCGATGGTCGTGCCCGGGCCTGATATTCCGGAGATGTCCGAATGTGACGTCAGGTACAGGGGGTCATCGAATTCGATTTTGACCACCAGGCGGAGAGACTTGGAACTGGCCTGGTTGAACGCGTTGAATGCGGCGCTGTTATCCCTCACGGCAACTCACGCATACTGAGGCTGAACCGGAAATAATCGTTGCTGCCACCACCTCCCGGCTGTGCGATAGCGCGCTGTTCAATGTGAGTCCCCACAGCGACAACCGATATTGGATTGTGCGGCGCGCCGGCACTGCCGAACTCGTCGAAGTCGAACTGTTCGCCCTCGGAGACCGACTCCAGGAACTCACGCAGCAGCAACAGCTCATTGGCGCGGACCGCGCCTGTCGTCACCTGCCATGTTTTCAGGTTTCGCCAGCTTGTGGTCTCGGGGCTTCCGTCCAGGCTGGCGAGCTCTTCCTTGCCCACGTCCTTGCCGTGCCCGATATCGATCAACCGGAGGTCGATCGTGTACTCGGTAGCTGCGGAATGGCCGCTGGTAACGTCGCGAGTGGCCGTATAGGTGACCGCGCTCATCCGCGTATCTCAGCGGCCTGGCGGTGGTTGCTCTGAATAATGACGCGGTCCTTCGCGAACATGTTTGCAAGCACTGACTCCAGCCGATCCTCTGTCAGGATGTCGCCGTACACGGTCACCTGGATGACGTTGCTTTCCGCCGGTGCCGGCGACTGCGTCGATGCCGTTGACTGCGGCACCGGCTGCCGATCCAGTGTCGGCACCGTTCCCACCACGCTCGGCGTCGAGCCACTACCGAAACTGGTCGAGGCGATTGCCGAAATCTGGGCGGCCGTGGCGGCGGCCGCCGTGGCGGCGAAGATTCCACCGAGGACCGGACCGCCGATTTTCGCGCCGACCTTGTAGGCGCCGAGCACGGCCTCGCGCGCGCCCAGGATACCCTCCGCGATCGCGGCGGCCTTGTTGAGCTCAAACATGGCCCGGTTGTGCGTGGCAACACCGGCAGTGAGCTTCGACAGTTCGCCGAGCGCCACCTGCGTCTTCTTCCGCGCCGAAAGTTGCTCGATCTGCTCTCGCGTATAGTTGCCGGCCTCGATCGCCCGCGTGATTTCCTCTTCCTTGTACCGCTCGATCTCGACCAGTGCGTCCGCCCGGTCCTGCGCGTTCTTCAGGAGCAGTTCATCGCGCTCGGCGCCGGCCTCCATATTTTCCAGGATGATCTGGTTCCGGCGTTCGAACGCCTCCAGCTCGATCTCTTCCCGGCTCTTCAGGAATTCCCGGGTGGCGTCGAGTTCCCCCTGACGATACTGCGCCTCGCGCTCAGCCCGCCTCGCCGCCGACTCCTGGTCGCGCCGCTCCTGTTCCTCCGCGGCCTTCCGTTCCGCGGCAGCTCGCCGGGCGGCGGCCCGTTTGAACAGGGCTTCCGTGTATTCCTCGTTAACCTCAGCGCGGCGCTTCGGAAGGCTCTCGAGACTGATCTCCTGGACGGGATCATTGGCCGCCTCGCGCTCTCGCCGAAAAACACCAAGACGGGCATTTACATCGTCAAGTTGCTGTTTTGTCTCGGCGAGTTGCAGGTTCAACTGTACGGTGAAATCACTGGGGAGGCCTGTCTTACTGAGCTCACCTTGCAGGTCGTTCATGCGATCCGTCAGTGACTCGACGCGAACGAGTAGCTCCTGTTCGCTGAGCGCGCGGATATTCAGCTCGACCAGGCCGATACGCTCGCCAAGCAGGCGGAACGCGGGTATGCCCGTGGTGGTGATGAAGGCGATCCAGTCCGCGAATTCATTCGCGGCGGACGCAATGGAGGGGCCGAGGCTGGCGGCGAGTTGGGTGGAGAGGCCCTCGGTGGCGGTACGAACGCGGCCGATGGCGTCGCCGGCCATCTCGATCTCCCGGGCCTGTACTCGGGATATGGCGGTTCCGAACCGCTCGGCCTCTCTCGCAGCGGCATCGAGACCATCGGCGCCGAGGTCTAGCGTGCGAATCAGGTCGACACCCTCGGAGTCGAACAGCTTGAAGCCGAGCCGGACCCGGTCCGACTGGCTACTGACGCCCTTCATCGCCTCGGCGATCGAGCGGAACTGTTCGTCTGGCGACTGGGCTGCGAGCTCGCGGGCATCGAGCCCGAGTTCCTTCAAAGCGTTTTGTGCCTCGCCAGTGCCCTGCGCTGCCTCCGCGACACGTCGGGTCATGCGCTGCAGGCCGAGATCCAGCTTGTTGGTCTCGACGCCGGTGAGACGGGCAGCATTGCGGAGGCCTGCAAGGCCTTCCGTCGACAGTCCGAGCTTGTCGGACGTCTTCGCCAGCTCGTCACCGAGCTTGATGCCGGCGGCGGTGAGTAGCCCCAGCCCGCCTACGCCGGCGGCGGCGACCGTGGCGACGCCGGTCAGGCTGACCTGTTTGCGGAGTTTGTCGAGATTGCTGCGGGCGCTATTTACGCCACGCCGCGACTTGTCGTCTGCGTGGATCTCAAATTTTGCGCGCGGGAATAATGGCATCAGTTCGGTCCTTTCAATCGCAACGGCTCACCGATGAGGTGAAAGTAGGCCGCCCATCCGTCATATTCCTGGTACGCCATATCATCGATACAACTCAATGGCTGGTGCACGCCGATCCGAAGCCGATGCGCTACGGCGTATTGCTCGAAGAGGGCCGGATCGGCCTTCATTTTTTTAGCGTTTCGACAAACCCCTCGCGTTGATTGGCGGACAGATAGATATCAATGATGACGTTTACCGGCTGGTTGCTCAGCCACTCGGCATCCGCCAGGTCGAACACCTTGTCGCCGTTCGCGTCGCGCGCATTGAAGATCAGATAATAGACATACTCGTCTTCCCGCGACCCCTCGCCCTTGCTCTTGACATAGCTGTTGAGCTTCTTCGCGTCGTTTACCGTGAGCGGCAGGAAGTACAGCTCGACCGGTCCGCCGTCATCTCCCCACTCCGGAACCTCGACCTTCTTCGCGCGTTGCGTGAGCCGACCGCGGATCTGTTCGCCGAACTCACTCATGGAACGGTATCGAAGCTGACCGTGCCGGTGGACAGGGAGTAGTTGAACGTCCGCGGCATAATCGCATCGATCGCGCCGCTACGGGTTCGGCCGGTGATCTGGGCCGTCAGGGATATCCTGGCGTTGCCCTGGGCGTTGCCTTGCGGGTAGAGGACCAGGGAGACCTCCGTGCCCGGCACCAGCGACTCCTGGGTCGCGTCTCCCGGATCATAGTGGCACTCGATGGTACCGCTTGCCGTCGGAAGCCCGGACTTTGACGTCTTGTACGTATCGCCCATTGCCGTATCGTCGATCTGCTCGGCGTTTTCGTCGAGCGTCCATGACTTCAATTCGGCAACGGCGGTGCCGCCGACGGTGGCGACACCGCTGTTTCCTGTGTAGGTGGTCATATTGTTCCTCCGGGTTAGCTCACAGCGTCGGCGGCAGCAACACCGCTTGCGTTGATGCCGAGTTTGATGTCCGCGGCCGTCACGCCCACACCGATCACAGTGATGAATTCACTGCTTGCAACGTCATCGACAGGGGCAATGCCGCCAGCCGTTGACAATACGTACACCTTGCCGACCGCGACGGTGCCGCCGATAGCAATGGTTCCGGTCTCCTGGTAGGCCACTGGCTGGCCGTCAGATGCGCTATTCAGGGCAATGCCTGCAACGGCCGCGGCCGCAGCAGAGGCATCGCTGGCGAGTACCACTTCACCACCAGACAGCCGGACGGCCTCGCCGGCGGCAATCGTTGCGCCTGCCGTGTCGTGCCGAACGACGCCGTCAACCAGGGCCACGTTCGCCGGAGTAATTGAAATATCAGCCATTGTTTTGTCTCTCTCAAAGTGACGTCGATGGATCGTTAGCCGACGTGTGATAGATAACTTCGAAGTCGAGCGAGATCGCGGCCACCGGCAATTCGCCGATTGCTGACTCTTCCTTGGTGGTCTCGGTAAGCAGCGTCGACTTCGTCAGTCCGCCGTGGTCCTGCGTGATGAACTTCTC